ACCACGGCGTCCTCGGTGCCCGATTGGCCGCGCAGTAGCCTCGTCAGTTTCCAGCGCCCCGTTGTGACGATGGTGGCCTGGCCGAACTGCAGCACTTCCCAAATGCCAGGGGCGGTTTCAAGCGCCAGTGCATTCGCCCCCGCGAAGAGCTGCTCGTCGGTCACGCTTTGCAGGGATCCTGACGAGATATCGGCCAGAAGCGTGTTCGCGAGGTCGAAGCGCCAGGACGGGCCAGCGGCCAGCGACGCCGCGAGGGTGCCGAACTGGGCGGGCACCGAAGCCGTCGAGAACAGCGAAAACCCGTCCAGCGAGGCGCTACGCCAGATCGCGGCCTGACCATACCACGGCGAAGCGGCGACCGCCGCGAGCGGACGGTAGGCAGCGACGTCCTCGCTCAGCTGTGGCAAGTCGAGGATTTCCGCGACGGGCGGGCCGTAGACGACCGGTACGGCTGTCGAAACGCCCCGTGACGGGCCTTCCGGCAAGCCATAAACCGTCTGGTCCCGTCGCGATGCCTCCAGCCGCCGCGCTTCGCCATCGGCGATCTGGGTCAGCGCGAAATCGAGGCTGCGACCGTCATTCTCGATGGCGACGACATCAGTCGGGTCGAGGGCCAAACGCGAAGGCGGCAGAGCAAAGGTCGCGGTTTCGCGGCCGATCCAGGCCTCGAACAGCGCACGGCGGGCGTTGCTATCCGCCATCGCGGGAGGATGGGCGATGGCGAATTGCTCGGCCTGGACCCTCACACTGTCAACCGTCACGCGCCGAGCTTCTACAGTGACCGCCTCATAATCCTCGTCGGCAGACAGCATCCGCCACTTCAGCACGCGCGGCAGTTCCGTCTCCTGGCCCCGGGTGAACTCGATATCCTCGCCCTCGGGCCGGTCGGCTGCGACCAGATGGGCGGCGGTGATCGAGGTCAGAGATGCCCCACCTCGCGGAACGAAGCGCAGGATGCCTTGGCTTTCAACAGCATCGAAACCGAAATACCGGGCCAGCGGTCCAATGGAGGCGCGCGGACTTTCCAGCGCCGCGATCACGAAGCCCGGCACGGCATCGGCCAGGCGCGAGACATCCAGCGCGTTCGGATCGATGCCCGATCGGGCGCAAATCGACCGCACCAGATCCCCGAGGCTGGCGTTGCCGAGGCGACTGTTCAACCAATGCCCAACTTCCCAATTGGCGGTGTCACCCCAGACGTCGCTTCGGCCGGGCCAGGCCGGATAAGGCCGAGCATCCCAGCACCAGACCGCGCATTCGGACATGTCGATCATCGGAGCGGAAAAGACGGTCGAGACGGGGTTGTGGCCAGACTCGGACCAATAGCCGATCAGGGCTTCCAGATATCGCCGCTGGATCGCGTCGTCCCGCGCCCCGGACGAGAAATACGGCAATTCGCTTTCCGAGCTTTTCGGGTCGAAGAAGACATTGGGCTGGTTCGCGCCCTTGTCGACAGCTGGGCAGCCGATCTCGGTGAAGCGGATCGGCTTTGATTGCGGCACCCAGGCCGTGGCGCTGGCGCTCTCGACCCCGCCCGGACGGTTCTTGTGGCTGTTCATCCACCAGCTGCGGAAATCCTTTGGCCGGAACACCCAGGGCTTGCCATAGCCGCCATCGCTGATCGGCGTGCGGGTCTGGGCGTTGCGGGCCGCATCCGAGGCATAAAACCAGTGGAAATATTCGCCTCCCTCGATGTTCGACTGCAGATATGCCGGGTCATGAATGCCCGACCAGCCACCGTTCGGGGGCTCGCTCGAACCAATGGCGCTCGCCCCCTCACCGTCAAGGTGCGATGTGCCATCCCGCCAATCCGACAGCGGCAGATAGTTATCGACCCCGATGAAATTGATGTTGGCGTCGGCCCAGAGCGGATCGAGATGGAAATAGATGTCGCCGGTGCCGTCCCCCGGCTGGTGGCCGAAGTATTCGGACCAGTCGGCGGCATAGCCGATCTTCGTGCCAGGCGCGAGGATTGCACGGCAGTCGGCGGCGAGTGCCTGCAGGGCCGCCACAGCCGGATAGGTGCTGGCGGCCGAACGGGCCGTGGTCAGACCGCGCAGTTCGGATCCGATCAGGAAGCTGTCGACGCCGCCCGCCGCGACGCAAAGCTTGGCGTAATGCAGGACCATCCGGCGATAGCCCCATTCCGAGGGCGAGCCGGTCCAGCTGACGGCCGTGCCGCTGGTCGAGAAGTTGGCGGCTGCAGCGGAACCGAAGAAGGCGCTGACCTGCGTGGCCGCCGCCCCTGTCTTGTCCACGGTTCCGGTCTGCCCGGCTGCAGGAGAAACCGTGATCCTGCCTCGCCAGGGATAGACGGGTTGCCCCAGTGTGGCGGCATTCGCACTATAGGGGTTGGGCAGAGTGTTCCCAGCCGGGACGTCCATCATCATGAAGGGATAGAAGGTGATGCGCTTGCCCCGGGTTCGTAAATCCTGAATAGCCTCGACCACAGCGAAATCCGCTGGTGTGCCGCCGAACGCCGCCGCGCCGCTGACCTGGCTGATCAGATGGGCCCCGGTTCGCGTCAACCCATTCACCGCCCATGACTTCGGCGATGTGGCTTTGGTGGTGGTTTCCACCCCCGGCTGGATGAAACAAGACCCGGCACGGAGATCGGTGCCGAACCAACTGACGACCAGCGATACGCTTTCCAGATTGGGCGCCACCTGTTCCAGGTTGTCCAGGGACGCGGGCAAGTCGGCCTTGCCGAAAGTGCTGTTCTGGTTTTCCGCCACCGTCGTGCCATTGGAGGAGCGGGTGATCGTCTCGGTGGCATAGACAAATTCGCCAGCGCCGGGGATCAGGTTCACGGCGCGGATCAGGCTTTCCACCGAACCATCGGCGAGGGTCGGGCAGATGACTTCAAAGCTGAGTTGCGGGATGCGATTGCCGAACTTCTCGAGCGGCAGTTCCTCGAAAACGATGTAGGCCATGCCGCGATAGGCCGGCGCGTTGCCCGCACCCATCTTGGCGGTGATGAAGGGATCGGGCAGCTGCGTCTCGGTGCCGATGTAGACGCGCCAGACCGCACCGGGCAAATCGAAGGGTTTGCCATCCGCCCAGATGCGGCCGATGCCGGAGATCGGGCCTTCGCAGAGCCCGACCGCGAAAGAGCAGGAATAGGAGTAGGTCGTGGTTTTGACCTCGCCGCCGCCACCGCCCTTGCCGCTGCCGCCTTGTGTCGTGGTTGTGGAATTCTCCAGGAAATCGGTGGCCCAGAAGATATTGCCGCCGATCTTCATCCGGCCATAGACATTCGGGATCACCGAACCTTCAGTCGAGGAAGTGACCCGCAGGCTTTCCAGCCGCGCTCCTTCGGAAATCTGGTTCGGGGCGAATGAAGCAATGATCCGGCTGTCGATGATGGTGCCAATGATCGACCCGGCCCCCTGGCCAATCACAGCGCCGGAAAGGCCGAGGATGGTGCCGCCGAACCCCGCACCGATCGAGGCACCGGCGGCAGCCAGAACGATGGAGGCCATCAGATTACCTCGAGGGGAGCTGGAAAGACGAAGGCAAAGGCCGCCTTCCGCGACCACGATGGGGTGAAAGCCTCTTCGACCACGCCCGAGCGGTCGTAGGCATGGATCAGGCTGGGTCGGAACACGCTGGCACCCAAGATGCCGCAGTGTTTGGCGGGCACGCCGGTCGCCATTCGGAACAGGATCAGCGTGCCGGGACCGGCGTCGCCCAGCGACACCTCGATCAGTGCAGCCCGCGCGGCTTCGGCCAGGACTTCGCGCCGCCCCGCCTCGCCCCAGTCGCGTGAATAGGGCGGCACTTCCCAAGGCTCGTCGCCATGCAGCGCCCGCCAGATCCCCCGCGCGAGACCAAGGCAATCGCAGCCAACGCCCTGCACCGAGCACTGGTGCAAATAGGGCGTGCCAAACCAGGTGCGTGCAATAGCGAGCACGGCCGAGGGATCGGCCGGGGTCAAGTTGTTGGCGGTCATGTGGAGTTCCGTCAGGTAAGGGGCGCGCCGTTGTTGGCATCGCCTTGATTGGGATAGCGCAGCACGGCCTCTTCGCCGGGCATGTGGGGGAAGCCCCGGAAGTTCACGCCATTGCCGAACTTGGACGAGCAGGTCGCGAACTGCTTGTCGCAGCCCGCCGTGGCTTGGAAGGTATCGCCCACGGCAATCGGGCGCACCGGGGCCTCAAAGAGCATGATGGCACCATCGGCAAAGTTTGCGATCTCCGCTCTGCGCCCGGCATTGGCCCCGGTCGTCCAACTGACGACGCCCAGCGTGAAGGTGTCCGCCGCAAAGCTGCCCAGCGCCGCGGCCGTGAACCCCCGGCTTCCGGACAGGCTGGCCACGGTCCCGGTCGCTGACCAAAGCGGCGAGGACAGGTTCACGCCGCAGCGGACATCGCCCAGATCGGCATCGCAGGAGAATTGGTAGGTCCGCCCGACTGTCTGGTTCAGCCAATGCGCCAGGGATCGCACCTCCGCCACGAAACTCGTCCTGCCCCGGCGAATGTCACCCAGGTTGCCGCGCCGCATCAGCACGCGCTGGTCGGTCGCGGCCCAGTTGACACGCCAGACCTCGACCTCGGCATTGTCCCAGCGTCCGTCAAGAGTGTCAGTTTCGGTGATCCGATCCGACGATAGCGCCCCCTCGACATCCTGAGCGTCCACCGAGAAATCTTGCCCAGCGCGGATTTCGGAAGGCACGAAGCCGCTCTCCGGTTCGAACGTCGTGCCAGCGAAGGTCAGGGTCAGATCGTGATCGGTGAAGCCGAACACCGCACCATCGCTGCGGGTGATCTTCCAGCACCAGGCCAAAGTGGTGGTGCCGCTGTCGAGATGGGCCTGCAGCCCGGAAGGCAAAGATTTCATCGGCGGACCTCGATCAAGGGAATGGACGTGATCGAGCCCAACCGCTCGATGTCGAGCGTCACGGGCAGATCGTCGGTGTCAAAACGCACCGGCACATCGAATTCGAAACCGGCCGTCAGGTTCGCCCCGACCGATGGCGGGCTGAGGAACGTGACGACACCGGTTGAGACATCGGCAGTCCATCCCGATGCGGCGCCGGTCCAGGCCGGTTCGCGCAATGAGGCACCGAGGATGGTGACGATCTGCCCCGACGTACTGTTCCCCGCCCCAAGGAGACATCCGGTCAGGCCAGCGCCGACAATGATGTCGAAGGACCAGAGCCAGAAGCCACCGCCGAGATCGGTAATCATGAGGTTGGAAACCGCCCCGCCATTCTGATTGAAGATCGTCGGTGCCGCGAAGGTGCCCTTGATGCCGCTGTCGAGGTTTCCCGGCTGCAAGCGCAGGTTCAGCCGCGCATCGGGCGAACCGCCTGCCTTGAGCCAAACCTGTCCGCGGTACTTCTTCCCCTGCTGGACCGGGACCGAGGCGTGCTGGCGCAAACCCGAACCGGTCGTCCCGAGATCATAGGCAGCAGTGAAGCTGCCATACGTTACCGCGCTGTTCGCCCCAAGGGCCCCGGTGTTCGACCAGGTGACCGACTGCAGATTACTGGCAGAGGTCAGCAGTTCCGGCCCCTGGAGAGTCAGGATCCCGGCTTGAACCGTTCCGGCCACAGGCTTCAGGATCGTGCGCGCCCATGTCTGACCGCCCGAAGTGTAGAGTTTCTTCAACTGGAACATGGTTGTTGTGCCATCGCCGGTGCCCAGCGGTTGGTCAAAGGCGGTGATCATTGCCGAGGGCAGGCAGGACTTGTAATCCGCCCAATCCTTCCAGCGAAACCCGCGCAGGCGACCGTTCCGCGCCTCGAAGAAGGCAATCACTGCTGCCAGATCGTCGGCACGGCGGATCCCGTAGGCGGCATCATAGGACCGACGCGAGTTCGCCCATGACGCGTTGCGCTCTTCATCGCCTGAGGCCAGAGTCACGATCTGGGTGCGGCGCTGCGGCCCGCCACGCGCGCCCCGGCTGATCATGTCGGGAAAGCGGACTTCATCGAAGGCCATCAGAAGGCCCTCCGGCCGAAAGCCACGGCGCGGGCGATGTCGCTCGCCACCTGAACGCGGGACTGGCGGAAGCTTTGGGCATCCCTGGCGTTGATGGTGACGGCGATGTTCTGGCCGCCACTCGCTTGCGATCCGCCCTGTGCCGCCACTTCGCGCCGCGACAAGACCCGCTCGCCCTTTTGGAGGATAGCGGGCACTTCGTCAGGCCGAAGACCGGCCCAGCCGCCGAAGTGCATCCGGGGCGCACCCGCAAAGGCAAGCGCTGGGATCATCCGGCTGGAGGCAGTGTTCCCGACCATGCCGCCCGAATGGAGGACCGGGGCGAACATCCCACCCATGCCGCCCAGCGCTCCGGAAAGCATGTCGGCGATGGGGCCCAGCACGGATTTGCGCACCGCCAGTTTGGCGAGATCGGCCAGGATCGAGGTGACAAGATCACCGAAGTTCAGCTTGCCGGTTTTCACAAACTCGCCCACCGCGTCCTCGGCCGACTGGAAGGCCCCCACAAGCGCCTGGCCCACATCGGCCCCGATGTCCTTCGCCTTGCTGGCGTAATCGGACAGGGCAGCGGTTACGGCGACCCAGCCGGACTTTGCCGCATCCGCTCCTGCAGCCGTGGCTTCACCCGCCGCTTTCCCCGCGGATCCCGCGCCTCCTGCAGCCCGCCCCGCATCATCCAGCGCATCGGTAGTGCCATCTGCGGCAGCGGTCGCGGCATCAAGGGCCGCAGCGCCGTCCGTTCCGGCGGCTGCCATCGCCGATTGCAGCGCTTGCCAACTGGTCAGCGGCCGGGTTGCCGCATCGGTCAGCATGCCCGCTGCTTCATCATAGGCCGCCGCGCGGTCGCGAGCATCGCTGGCCATCGTGCCAAGCCCGAAATCGGGCGTCTCGAGATAGATTTTGCCCATCGCAGCCGTGAAGGCATCGGCTGCGGCGGCACCGGCAGCAGTTGCCGCCCCAGCAAATGGATTGTCCACCCGGCCCAAACTGACAGGATCGAGCATGCCGATCTGGATGCCGCCCTCGCCGGTGGCCCAGTCGGGGAGCATGTCGAGTGCCACGTTCAGACCGGAAATGAAGGTGTTGATCCTGGTGACGACGCCGTTCAGCATCGCCTCGACGCCGCCAATCAGCCCGTTCGCTGCCTGGAACGCGAAATCGGCAATCGCGGAAGGCAGGGCAGCCCAGATCGCTTTGACCGCATCAAACGACCCTTGAAACACTCCCGTCGCTGAATTGCCAAAGCCTACGACCGCCACCAACGCGCCTTGCATCGCATCGGCTATGGTCGCGGTGATGCCTGACCAACTGGCGCTGAGGCTCGCGACGATAGCATCGACTCCAAGCCCAATCCGGTCCCAGACTTCGCTTGCGAGTTCGGACAGCAAGCCGAGTGCTGCGCCAAACCCGCCAGCACCCTCGACCAGCTTGGAGAACTGATAGACCAGTTCCCCTACCCCGACGATCAGGGCGCCGATGCCAGTACGGATCAGCGCCCCTTTCAAAACCGTGAGCGACAGGGAAAAACCGCTAACGCCCAGCGCGGCCGCGCCCAGCGCCACTATGAAGCGACCTGCGAAGAAAGTGGCGAAGGCTCCGGCGATGCTGGCGATCTCGCCGATATGGTCGCCGATGAAGGCAATACTGGTCTGGAAGATGCCGCCCTTGCGGGTGGCGTTCGCCAGCGCGTTGGCTACCGTTTCCAATGCCGGTGCCACCGCCACCGTCAATTGGTTCGTGAGCCCAAGCCAGACAAGCCCAAGCCGATCGATTGCATCGCCCGCCGTCCGGATCTGATCTGCGTCCTGATCGGAAACCGCCACCCCGAAGTCGGTGATGTCCTGCGACGCCTGACGCAGCGTTGTGCTGTCGATCCGGCCGAAAGCCAGCGCCGCCTTGTCGCCGAACAAAGCCGAGGCGACGGCCGCTCGCTCGGCTGGGGGCACGAATTGAACCATGGCGTCCTGAATGGCCGCGATGCGTTCGTCGAGCGGCAGCGCCTGAAGGTCGGTGGCGGTCAGGTGAAGGCGTTGCAGGGCGTCGACCGCCGTGCCGGTGCCGCCCGCAGCGTCCGAGAGCTTCAGGGTCAGCTTCTTCGAGGCTGCGGCGATCTCGTCCATCGAAACGCCCGCGAGATCGCCCGCGAAGGCCAGGACCTGGATACTTCGGGTCGTGGTACCTAGGGATTGCGCAAGGTTGGCCTGTGCATCTATGGTCTCGAGGCCGGACTTGATCATGGCGACACCCGCAGCCGCAGCGGCCGCGACGGCCACGGCAGCCGCGATCTTCACCCGGGTGGCGAATGCTGCCAGTCTGGCGTTGGCCAGTTCGGCTTCCTTCGACATGCGGCCAAAGCCCCTAACCCCGGCATCGCCCACGCCGTCCAGTTCGGCGCGCACCTGTTTGCCGCCGACGGCCGCCAAGCGGACCGATACACGTTTCTCAGCCATCCTCGGCTCCGATCTTCTCGTTGATGCGGCGGACCATCACCGCCTCCAGTTCCGGAAGTAGTTCCGCCACCACCATCGGGTTCAGACCCAGCGCATGGGCGAGGGTAAAAGCCGACCCCATGTCCCAGCCGATGACTGCCTTGCCCGCCACCCGCATCTGGCCGCCGAGACGGCAGACCAGATCCCAAACCTGCCATCCGTCATGGCTGACGGGCTGGTTCAGTCGCGCGGGGCAGTCTTGGCATTGCTTTTTACAGACCGCGCAGTAGCTTTCGCCCCCACCGAAGTGCCAGTCGGCAAGGGCGCAGAGGCGTTTTTTTCCGCATCCAGCAGCATGCCGCGGCTGACGTAGAGCAGGTTGAACGCCTCGAAGATGGGCCAAAGTGACAATAGCGCGTCGATGCCTTCATCGTTGACCGGCAGCGGATTGCCGTCCAAATCGCCTACTCCTTCCCAATCGACGACAGCGCGACGGGCCAGCGCCGCAGCGAAAATCGCGGCTCGAGTGTCGTTACTGGAATCGGGGTCCAGATCCTGCACGGTGGGATCGGAGCGGGTGGCCACCATGAGTGCGGTGGTCAGCGGCAGAAGTTTCAGACGCACGTCATGGCCGAGGTCGAGCCATTGCGGTTCGGGGGAGAGTTCAATCCGGATCATCAGTAACTTCCAATGCTGTTGATGAGGACGACGGTGCACATGCGTGCGGGGCTGGTGGCCAAAGCCGCCTGCCAGTCAAAGCTGGCCTGGACGCCCTTTGGGCCTTTGATCTCGATCCTTGGCCGAGGCAGATAGACCGCATGGGCGGTCAGGGTCAGGCTTTCGCCGCTCGGCAGGACATGGGAGAACTCCAGCGCGGCCGCCGTGCCGTTGATCGCTTGGGTCAAAAGCGTGGTGTCAGCGAACCGCACCTCGATCTTGCCGGTCAGCGCCGCGATGGTGGGATCGGCGCCGTCGATCTTCCCATCCGAGCGGATGGTTTCGATCCGGTCGAGATTGTTGGCGTAGGTAAGGTCGGCCGAGACGATGTTGCCCAGCGCTACTCCGTCCCGCTTGATAGCCCCATTGAAATGGCCAAACCTCTTCAGGGCGATGGTGGCCGGTGTTCCTGCAGCCGTGGCGCCTGCGATCGCCTCACCCTGCGCCACGAGCATCGCCTTGGCACCGAGCAGGCCTGACCTCTCCATTTGCCAAGACAGGGAGTCCAGGACGCAGCCGGAATACATCGCGAAGCGCGGCACCTCAGGCATGGCCACTTCGATGGACATGCTGGGCAGGGCCCAACTTCCTGACGTGAAAGTGTGGGAATTCAATCCGCCGGTCAGGGTTGCCCCTGATACCGTGCCGTTGGAGACGGGCGAAATCGACGCCGCCAACGTGAAGGTATTGCCTGTGATCCCAAGGACGTCGAACACCATCGTCAGTGCTGTGGCGGTGCCGGTGTAAGTGGCGAGCGCCACCCCGGCGACGACGCTGGCGTTCAGAGCTACGGCCAGGGCCGTCATGGTGGCGGCGAGGTTGGCGCCGATGTTCACCTGGTTGCCGGTGGCGCCCGAGGCCACGAAGGTGAAGGCCGTGCCGTTGATCGTCAACGTCGAGTTGACAGCGGGCTGCGCAGAAAATGTGATCGAACCAGTGGCGGCCACGGTGCCTGCCGTCATGGGCGCCCCGAACGCCGCCTTCAGCCAGAAGCCGAAGCCGACGGCGTCGATCGGCACCTCGACATCGCCATCCGTGGTGATCGCATCCAGCAAAGGCGCGCGAGGATCGCGGCCATAGCCCAGAAGCTCAGAGGCCAGCAGCGGCTGTTCCGCCGCAAGCGATGAGGTGATGAAAGGCATCTGGGTAAATCCGGACCCCGGGGGGGTTCCGTAAACAGACTCGAACGCAAGCGCCATTTGCGCCCGCGCCCCTTGTGCGCGTGCCATGTCAGTGTCCTTTTGTGGGGAAAATCAGATCAGTGGGTCGGGAGTGGCGTAGTGCAGCACGACGGTGATCACCGCCGCCTTCAGGGCGGCTGCGCCCTCGATGGGCAAATCGACCGGTTCGGGCGCTTCCGCCTCGACCCAGTCGCACAGCCCGCCCAGCGTTCGATCAGCGGCCAGCGCCGAGCCGATATCGGCCGTCAGCGCGTCAAAGATGGCATCCCGCCCGGTCCCGGCCTGGATCACTACCTCCAGTTCCGCCCGATGCTCATAGAAATAGGTCAGCGGCGACAGCGTCACCTCCGGATCACCCGGCTTGCCGTCGCGCAGGATGATCAGGCCGGTGGCCGGGATGCGTTCAGGCAGCACATCCCCGCGAAGCACTGGAGCGGCAAGGGCTTGCAGCCGCACGTGCAGGGCGGCGAGGATGGTTTCGCGGATGCTGGCCAATTCTGGCTCCCTCCAGCTTTTTGACTTCTGACTCGCGTGTGGATGTGCTAGAGGTAATACCTCTGAATACTTGTGCGGAGCATGCCATGAACGCCATACGCCCGGTTGCGATCAAGCTGGATCAGGACACCCGCGACCGCTTGAAGCGGCTGGCCGATGCCAAGGACCGCTCGACGCATTGGATGTTGCGCGAGGCTGTTTCGCAGTTCCTTGAGCGCGAGGAAAAGCGGGAAGCCTTCCGGCAGGCTGGGTTGCAGGCATGGTCCGAATACCAGGCGACCGGCCAGCACGTGACACACGCTGAGGCCGACGCGTGGCTTGCGAAGCTGGAAGCGGGTGAAGACGCGACTGTTCCTGAATGCCACAGCTGATCTGGTCCCCCGCCGCGCTGCGGGATGTTGAACGCCTCTATCATTTCCTTGCCGAAAACAATCCTGACGCAGCCCGTCGCGCTGCCAAAGCCATTCGCGAGGGCATGAATATCCTTGCCGACCAACCGGGTGTCGGGCGTCCCGTCGAGGACATGGATCCGGAGTTTCGCGAATGGTTCATCACCTTCGGTGACAGCGGATATGTGTCCCTCTATCGGTTTGACGGCGAAACTGCGGTTGTTCTGGCGGTTCGGCATCAGCGCGAAGCAGGGTACTGAAAGGATAAACCGCCTGAAGAACCCGCCGAGTGATGCCCGTGGGCGTTAGCCACCAAACCCGAGTTTCTGGAGCGTAGCTCTATCTGGCGCACCAGTCGCCGGAATGCCCACAGAGGTCTGGAAAGCCCTCATCGCATCCTTCGATCCTGCGCCCCATTGGCCATCAGGGGTGCCAGTGTCAAAACCTCCTGCGTTCAGAAGCGTCTGGATGGCACGGTAGTCGTCTTTCGTCAGGGACAGCGTAGTCCAGCCGCATGCCCCGGCCACTTCTTCAAATGCGTCTTGGCTTCCGGACAAGTCGAATGTGGCGTCGTGATTCTGCCCGTTGTTTTCCGCAAGGCGAATGAAAAGGCGCTTAGAATCGTAAATGGCGCGGATGAAGTCCTCTGCATCCCGGCCAAACAGCCCTGCACCCTTATTACTGGTCAGACCATTCCACCGTGTTTGTTGCGCGGCTGCATCATCCAACCTCAGGGTTATGTCGAACGTGTTGCGCCGGAAATCCGACATCAAGAAATCGTCCTGCAAGAAGATGAGAGCGGTTTCTCCCTCGACGCAACGCGCGATGAGCGCAGTCAGCCCCATGTAGTCTGCGGGGTTGTAGGCAGAGTAATTAACGGACGTTATCTGAAGGCTATCGTCGACCGCCGCATGCTCGGTCTTGATCGCCCACCAACCCGAGATACGATCACCTTCCTTATTGGCCTGTTCAAAGGCCGCAATGGAATAGTCGATATCTGGAAACTTCGGATCAGCCCAAGGAACGCCACTGACCGCAGGCGCCCCTTTTTCGGCTGTGGCGGCCGCTGGCCTGTCTGACACCACAGGCTCGGTGGCAGCTGCAGGCGCGGCAACGACCGGGAACGCAATTCCGTATTTCGCCTGGAGATAGCCCATTTGGAGCTGAGCGAGGGTCAGCTTCTCTGTTTCTGCCCGACTCAAGGCGAGGGCTTGCATGAGTCCACCGCCTTGCGCGGCTTCCTTTTCCGCCTCGTCTATGCGTTGTTGCGCTGAAGCCATTTCCCCCAGCAACTGCTGGGCTCGGGCCTCATCTGGTTGTGTTGCTGACACGGTGACCTCAACCGTCGCGCCACCGTTCTCGGCATTGATACGGTTCTCGATCAGCGTTTTCGACAGTAGCAAAGCTTCGAGGCGCGCCTCGGCCAAGCCCTTGATCAGGCCGCCATCGTAGAGCGCAATTTTCGCCTGCACATCGGCGATCTGCTGTTCAATCGACGCCAGTTCAGACTGCAAAGGAGCATTTGTTTGTGCAAGGCCCCCAGTCGCAAGACAAATGGCAAAGGCGATGGGTAAGATTTTCGGCAAGATGCGCATATCAAAATCTCCGCTTTGAACACAGGCTATTGATCCCTCGTAAGTTGTTCAAGTCGAACCTATTTGTATTTGCGCTCGACCCAGTTGCGCACGATGCTGCCTGGTATGGCCGCCTGCGCTCGCTCGGCATCCCTCGCCAGATCGAGGCGTTTCGACAGTTTGACCTGTCGCACCAGCAGAAAGATCGGAGCTGTCACTTGGCCACGCCCGGTTTTCGATTTCGAGACGGCCGCCTGGCCCCGCGTGTGTCAACGGCGGAGTAAAAGTCGGCCATTGGGCGGCGCAAAAGTAGGCCACTTTGGGTTTGGGCATGACGCGCGCTACGAGGCGGCGGCCAGTCAGCCGC